AGACTGAGTGATGATGAGTTTCTTGCCTTCTCGGAGACGGATGTCCTTGTTGGCAGATTCCAGTTCTGCAACGGAGTAATGCATGTTGCCGTCGAGGTCCGGACCTTTGTTTTTTTGTGCCTGCCATGAACCATTCTGGAAAATGTAAGTAATTCCGTTTAGTTCTTTGACATCTCCTTCTCCTGGACCTACAACGCTGTCTCCTACGACTTGCTGACTTTGGACAGTTTGTTCAACCGTACTTAAATTTGTTCCACTTGTATTCTCTCCTCCGCTAGAAATAAAGGAATAGCCTCCTTTTCCATCTGGGACTCCTGTCACCAGACTGCCGTTTATATCTTTAGTGATATTTCCGGATGGTAATGTATTCCATCCTTGCGTTTTTGATGGTGTATCTCCCCCTGCATAAGTCCCATAACCCGATGAGTCGCCGGTTGTTGTCGTTGTAGTAGTGTTATTGTTTCCACCATTTCCGCCGTTTCCACCGTTATTATTATTGTTGTTGTTATTTGAGGAAGTTCCTGGTGAATCACCAGTTCCGCCGTTGTTGTTGTTATTGTTGTTGTTGTTATTGTTGTTGTTTCCTAATCCTGCTTTATTTGCATCATCTAAAGTTACGCTTGTATCAAGTTCAATATAACTCCGAATCGGACCACCCCCCACACCAAGACCTTTTGTTCCAGGCAAAGGCACTCCAGATCCACCGGCATCCTTCAGCATTTGTGCTTCTTGCGGATTAATTGCAGCAAGACCTTCACCTCGTTGCTGAAGCATTTCTGCCAACCGGCGGAGTTCTTCGTCAGTCAATGGAGGCCGGTTTCCTCCGACACTAGGAAGTAAATTAGCAAAAGTATTCATGTCGATTTAGTCGCAGGAAGTTTGATCGGAGTGTTTTTCAATCCGATTTCAAGCATAAGGTTGGTGATCGAGTAACTCTGACCTGGATCGCTGGAGGTCGTGTCAAAAAACTGGAAACGCACGGCATCACATTTCTGGTTCTGCAATCCCATCCTGAACTGGAAAACTCCGTCGGAAAGTCCGCCGTATTTTACGGAACCGTAGGTTGCATCGTCTCCGTATTCCGTAACACTGGTTGCATCAACAAAATTGAATGTGTGCTGCTCGTTGTAAAATTGCCGGAAGTTGTATGCGACTTTACTGACGAGCGTGTGGTTGGTCTTATAGTCTCCGAGAAGCACGGCACGTCTGCATCTCTGATAACCTTGAATTGATGTAGGCTTGATCCAGGCAGTAGTGAGTTTCATCTGAATCGATGCGTCCACATCGGTGTATTTTGTTTTGTCTTCCTTGTAGACCATTCCGCCGGAGGTTCTTAGATAGCAATAGGAACCGTTTGCTTTCCACACCACGGCGCCGGTTGCAGCATGATTCGTCCAGGTAGACCATTTGCCATAGAGCAGATTGTAAATAAGAGCAGAACCGGCAGAGGTTGTGAATCGGACCTGACCGGTGTCTTGGACCAGCACTGCACTGGTGACGGTCTCAGAGTTGTAGGCTTCTACCGGAGCGCCGATGTATGTGGTTCCCAGTCCTCTTGAAAGTAGATAGATTCCTTTTTTGGACATGAACATGATGCCTTCCGGTGTCAGTACCACGGCATCCGAGGACAAGGCACCTACATCAGAGGTGACCAGTTGAGGTTCTGAAAAACTATTTTGCTGACCGGCATTATTTGGTCCGTCTCCGGTGATGTAGAAGATTCTTTCTTCTTCAAAAATGATCAGTTTCTCATCCATCTCCTTCAGTGCCATCACTTGGTCGGCACGATTCATGACGATCTTGAAGACATCTGAAAACTCAACCGGCTTTTTTTCCTGCCTCTTTTTGGAGTAATAGAGAATCTTTGGATTTTCCGACGAGACTGCAAACATTCGATTATTGAAGGCACCAACGACTGAACACGCCGGAGGAGATATGTTGTCAACTACTCCGCCGTCCGTGTAGAGGATTTCCTGAGATGATAGAGACGCAATGATTGAGCCGGTGTCTGTAAAGGCGACAGTGTCTGCCGTGGCATCATTTGCAACGGAACCAACCTTGTAGAAAACCGTTCCGGCATCTGCCGTCCGGTAGACCTCGCATGTGACGGATGGATGCTCCGTGATCCGTAAAGTCGGAATGGTAAGATTGACCGTCAGGTTAGAGGATGCCGTAGTTGCTGATACGGCGACTGATGGAGCAGATCGATGGATCTGGCCTCGTCCGTCCGTGGTCACATAAATGACTCGATACTGGTAGACTCCTGCCGTCAGTGATCCGCCAGATGCTACGGCTGCACTGACATTCTCCGGAAACAAATGGAATCCGTGTTCAACAATATCCTGCGAGTCATAGATGGATAAAAATCCACCGGCTATGTGTAGGTTCTCACCAAGCTCTTCTGCCAGAAATGAATCGGACTTCGTAAAATCGATGCTGGAAAAAGAAAGACCTTTGACTGAGTAAAGATCATTTTCTGAACTGACGAGCCTTGTCTTGATCTGCAAAGGTACTTTGTAAATACCGGCGTTGGCTGCTACGGCACTGGACAAGGTCGAGTCTGCTAAAATTCCTCCGCCGACTGACGTGTGCATCTTTGCGACAACAAGACCAGAGTTGTCCATGAGGAAGTAAGTCGTCTGCAAATCACTTCCATGAACTGCAACAACGTAGGTCTTTGCGTTGTAATAAAATGCCTTTGATGCCAGACCGACGGATCTTTTCAATACAGACGCCGATCCAAGAGACGATGCACTTACATCATAGGTCCGTGTTTTGACAAAATGGTTGTAGTCTGCCGTTGCATTCATCTCATAAATGCAGACGATATCAGTGCCGTCCGTGGACAAAGTCACACGAGGAATCACCGTGCTTCCGGATTCTATGGTCTCCGTGTCAACTGCCGTCAGGTCAAAGATCATCCTGGTTAGCTTCAGACCGGCACTTCCTGCATCCGTTGAATAAGCAACGTAAATATCTTCGTCGTTATATGGATCTTTATAAATGGCTAGTGAGTCTTTCGGGTCTGACGAGATGGTTGCCGGTGAACTGTATCCATTGGCTGGACCTCCGACAGTACCTTCAGAAGAAATGTATGCAATCTGGACTTGGCTAGAAGCATTTCTGTAGGCAAAAATGGCGTCCTTGGCGTTGTACTTTGCAACATCAAGTTGCTGACCAGATGTGGCTGCATTGGACGCCAATTGCACGGCAGAGGCAAAAATTGTTGGATCAGTATTGTCTAAGAGTCGAATGTCAATGTCGTCGTCTGAATCCTCCACATAGACCACACCAAGTCTGCCATCTAGTTCCACACACCTCGGCAGTTTGCCGGTTGCAGATATGCTCGTATTGTTCTGAATCATGGCGCCGGAAACGGCATCAACAACCGAGGCCCGAACTCCGCCTTGTGTATCCTCCCACGCCGTCAGAAAAAGACCGTTGCCGTAAGCAACATCCGGCTGGCTTTGTTCGTAGTCATTTCGGATTAAATCCGTTGATCCAATCGTGACCGACAGAGATCCGCCTTTGTCAATCCACTCATCACGTCCGGAAGAATAGGAATAAAGATTGGAATTAGAGAAGAGCAGAAGTTCGTCCTGAAAACGTGTAAGTGCGTCGCCGGATGAAATTGTTGATCCGCCTGAAATCTGCCTACCTAGTTTAGAATAGCCTTTGCGTTTTGTGATCGTACTGCCGGATGTGAATACACCATTTTCAAGCTCAGTCAATGAACTTGGAAGGACCATTTTCTGATCCGTCTTGGTGTCAATTCCTCCGCTTAAATCAACCGGAACAAATGCTTTTTCTAAAGCCATTGCTACTTTTGGTTAGCAACTTTTAAATCAGGCTTTTGCTCTTCTTGTTTTTGTATTAAAAGAATCTCTTCCATACCTAATAAACGATGAAGTCTCTGCTCCATTTGTGGAACTTTTGCCAACTCGTTTTTAATAGAAACTATTTCTTTTTGAACTTCTTCTAGTGCCATCTATGCTCCTTTTTTTACTTAGTATTTTATGCAATATTTTACGCCAGCATTGAATGGTCTTGCTTCGTCACCACCTGATGCCGCTGTAGTCATGGTTGTCCCACTTGTTCCAACCATTCCGTCGTAAGTATTCGCACTACCACCTCCTGGACCTTCTGAAAGAGTATGAGTATGAGATTGGTTTTGATCAGACTCGAATGAACCAACTGATGGCCCAGCATAGTCATTCCCATCTGCCATATTGTGAGTTGCGTTGGAACCCGTGCCTCTTAAAAATGCACCTCGTAAATCTGGTAAATAAAAATCATCAGTTGTATCGGTCCCCCAAGCATTAGCACCAAGTGCTGCAAATAATGCAGAGTAAGTTGTTTTTGAGACTGCAGAACCGTCACAAGCAAGCCATCCTGTTGGAACTGAAGACATTGCGAAAGGAGCAATCATGCCAACGAAATTAGCTGGACCCGATCCTGGATTTAAATTTCCTGGAATAACTACATTTCCATTGTCTCTGTCAATCGTCATCCTATTAGCAAAACTGCCAGATCCGTCTTTGGATGTAAAAATTAATTCGTCCGAACTGCCAACATATTTAATATCAAACCCAGTAGAACCACCACTCCCATTACCTTCACTTAGTCGTAGAGTGGCAGTTGTTCCTGAACCTGACTGATACGAACCTATGTGAAGATCCGCTTCGGGAGCAGAGTTACCAATCCCAACCCGATTATTTGAGGCATCGATGCTTAGTGTATTGGAATCAAAATTGAGAGCATCGACTGCTGCATTTAAGGTGACATCTACCGTCTGAGCGGAAAGGTCCAAAACTCCTGCATTAAGGTTAATCGCAGTTCCAGAATTAATGTTTAAATCAGTACCATCTCCGTAGATATACTCACCTCCTTTGTCATAGAAGTAGAGACGCCGGTCATATGCCATCCTGACAACCTCGTTGCCGTCATACTGCTTGAAGATGATGTCTTTGGCTTCCACCTCATTCTCGATAACTAGATCAGAAGAGGAGTTGCTGATCTTGCCGATTGCGGTTCCGTTGTCCTTAAATGTCAGGACTCCAGAATTTGAATCCAGATTGATGTCGCCTTCAGCGTCCAATGTGATTGTGTTAGATCCGCCGGTTGCAGCAATCGAGATGTTTCCGCCGTAAGAGGTGGATGTGGTGAGCATCGTGCCGGTTTCGTCTGGCACCGTAATGTTGTTGGAACCTTCTGAAGAGCCGGTGTATTTTAAGATGACGTAAGCATTTGATCCGGATGAACCATCATACTTGTAGAGCAGTATGTCTCCATGCGCCATCTTTGCTCCTGCAAACGGAGTCTTGGTGGAGTCAAACTCGAACCGGTAGATCCCAGAACCATAAAGCACTTGTGCGTCTGTGCCGGTCATTCCATCGATTGATCCTCCGGTTGTTTTTACAACATCGGCATTGGTGATCTGTACTGCCTGTCCTGAACCGTTGTACCAGTAGAGGTTTCCGCCGGACTGATAGATGGAATAATTAGTACCGGAGCCGGTTGCACTAGAATCGAAAGTCAGGCGTTTCAACTCAATACCAGCATTTCCATTAAATTCTAGATCGGAATTGATGTTGAGCGCCGAAGGAGTAAGCTGGACGCCTTTACCGGAAGTATGGTCATGCTGGTCAATGGTCGTAAAGTTTTCATTGACTTCCGTTGCCCACGTCGGTCCTGCCGTAGTGCCGACACTCGGCTCGTTCAATGACATGTTTGTGGTTGGCATTATCTTCCTCTAGTAGAAATAAATGTCTGCCGTTGCCGTGGCACTGGCTTTGAGAATAATCTTCCGGTCCTTAAAATCATTTGCCGTGTCGCTTTCAAAAATGACCGAGTTGGTTTTCAAGCGTGTGATGATGAATCCTTCGTAGTCTCTGCCGAGTTTGTGTTCCACGAGTGTGTCAGAGGTCGCAATGCTCAAATCCTTGATCAAGACGCCGTCTGATATCGGCAACTCCAGCAACGGATTCAGCGTCGTTTTGATGTGCGACTGTAGTCGTGTGACCTCCTCGTTGGGACTCCATATTTGTGTAAAGTTGACTCGGCTCATCAGTACATAAAATATTGCTCGTATGCTGCAACATTGGTGACTCTTGCCGGTTCGCCTGAGTCTCGATCCTCTGCCATAATTTCAATCCGTTCCAGCAATCCTTGCTTCACATACACAAGGCCGGAGATGTCAGACTCTTCCTTCAGCATCATCATGATTGCAGAGTCCACGGAGACATACTGACGCCATCCTGCATTGACAAAATCCTGCATCGATTCCAGTGTGCCGTAGACCGTCGGATCTGATAATGCCGACGAGTTCAGGTCCGTAACTACTGTCGTTGATGTGACGCTGCTCACGGTCTGCTCGACGTTGTAATTCGTCGCAAAGAAACCAATCGCATTGATCTTGTCACCGGCTACAAAAGAATGAGTCGATGGCACGGTCCAGGTCGTGGTTGAGCCTCGACTGATTCCGGTAGGCGTCACCGATTGGAGTTTCCTTGGATGAGGAATGTACCAGAGTGTCGCCGTGTTATTGCTAGGTGACGGAGCAAACACGATGTTGTTTGCCTGAATCCGATACTTCACATCTCTTGCGTACCGGACCAGTGAATCACGAGTCCGGTCTGCAAAAGTGTAGCGTTGAAGAGGCGTGTTCTGATTATCATTGATATTCAAGTCCACACCTCTTGCTTTATAAAAGTCAGATGGTAATGAATAGGTACTTGTGCCACTCGTCACCGTGATCGAGGTCGAGGTCAGAAAATAATCATCCTGGTATTTACTCACGAGAATGTCGTAAAGCTCGGACCAGGAATTATTCAAATATCCGTTCAACTCCGAATCGGTAACAAACTCCGAGTTGACTTGATCTGCACGTTGCCGTGCCTCGTCTCTCAGAGTATTAAGTGCCACAAAATCAGTCATTAGTAATCCATCTTATAGGACATCATGATTCCGTGAATCGCCGTCAGAATGTCATGCTCGTCTCCGCCGTCTAATGCACTACGGAGTTCGCCTGCCATCATCAGTTGATCATCGGAATATTCCATTTCTTCCTCGTCATGACTTTCATCATGATGGTGACGATCCTTTTTAGAACCGTCACCCATGCCGAGGATGACCATTGCGGTTTCCTTGGCGCCTTTCATGATTATGCCGTCGTGAAAGTACAGTTGTATCCAGGCGCTCGGCACCCCATTTGGTAGTATCCGCCCATTCTCACCTCGACTCCGTCGTAGCCGTTTTGACGCAGCATACGATTTCCATCGTGGGAGAGAATATCAACGGCATTACCTATGGAGTAAAGACCCCAGGTATCCAATTGCAGCAAGTAACCGGTTCCGGTAGGACAATCCTTATCGGCGACAACATCGATCACTCCGTGCGGTCCATATACCTGGAGAGTACGGAAACCGAAGTTCTGAGCCGGTCCAGGTTGTCTGGCACCAGTGACTTGAGCATCCAACGTGACTTCAAGAGAAGCGAAATCTTCAAACGATAGGAAACATACGTCTGGCTTTCCACCTTCTCGTGCAGTTGTGGCTGCAGCTTCAATGATGGTTTGCTTGATGCTGGTGTCATAGGCTTGCCGTTGTCCGCCAAGTCTTGTGACATCCTTGGTCCTATCCTGACCAAAAAACGCCGTCGATCCTGGTGCAGACGCAGGAATCCAATCCTGCAATCCAGCCATCACAAGGTACGTTCCTGGTGTGACCAAGTCACCTTCTGGAACTACAAAGTCACCGGAGGCGACTCCTGAGATGGTTGTCAGGTTTGGAGAGACTCCAATCTGATTGGATGCTGCCATACGAGAGACTGAGGTCACGGTCAATGCCTCTCCAGAGTCACGGAGTGATCCGGTGGAGGTTGAATCCGTGAACACGATCTTCATACCAACCTCGAAATTGAGACTGTCGGCATCGGTTGCAAGGTCAAGAACGGCAGTATCTGCCGGAGTTGCTCCGACGACGCCGATGGCACCGGACTGAGATCGATACAATTGGCGACTTAAAGTGTCTCCAAGAGTCTTCAATCCAAGATCGGTTTCAGTGGTCAGTGCTTCCAAAAAGGCATACTCGTTACCTTTGGATGCTTCTATGGTTTCACCGTCGACGGTGACAACGCCATAGTTCCGCACACGAGTCAGGAGAAATTCTCCGAGACTTGAGCTTGTTGCATTACTTTGCGCCGTGGCAAAGGTTGCACTACGTCCTTGAGGCCGAGCGTAAATGATCGGCAAAGGCATATTTTTCCCACGGAACCTTGTGTTCTTTGGGATCATAGTTAATAGAGGATGATCGTTGTAAGCAACGTCAATCGGCTTCTTGTCGATATAATATTGTTTTACCTATTCTTCAGTCAGATTTGCTATTTTCTGACTTTGCCAGTTTCATTCTCTGCAACTCAGTAT